TAATTCTTCATGGATGATCGATTTGGATCGAAAACAGACTCCAACTTCGGATTATCTGCACCAGCCCAGTAGGGCCCCGCAGCGTAGTGGAACAGGCCACTGAAGGCTTGTTCAGAAGTCGGCACAGTATCCTTGAAGTCGTATATATACCCCATCGCAAATAAACCAGGTGTGCTAGTAGAGCACGTGGGAATGTAATCGAATTTGAGAGACAACCATTTCCATTTGGACCAGCTAGATGCTGGTCCCTGGATCCACGCAGGAAAACCCCCAGGGAACAGGTTGAAAGCCTGAACCTTGAAGGTTTTCGAAGTCTCCACCGAGAAAGCCATTTCCCGTTTGCTGATGGTTACTGAACCATCGGTATTCGCCCTCATGGTCGGGTTTGGCAACCGGACAAGGACGGTCTTGGCAATCGGGGCTTGTATAGCTTGAGATGGCTTCGGCTTTGTCTTCCGGGCTCGCTTGGATTTCTTCTTCGGGATCTTCTTCTGAGCTTCCATTCTGACTTTTGTCACCACCTTCCCTGTGATGACGTAAGATGGAGGCCAGGTGCCTCCATCTTGGATTGGACCCCAACTCAGCTTGTAGCACATTGAGATCAGGCTTGGGGCTGTAGAGAAACCTAAAGACCGTCTTAGGCCAACTTGTCAGCCAGGCACTCCTTTCCGAAATTTCATGGGAGCAGAAGTTAAACTTCAGGAGCTTACCTGTTTGTGAGGCGTCGCAGGGAATGTACTCTTTGCACGTATGCCCGAGACTTTTATACAGAGTTTGAGCATTGGGTACATACCCTTCTACCGAATCATCACCCATGGCTATGCACCAGGGTGAACCTATGAGTTCCGCCATAAGGCATCGGACTCGGGAGTTGGTGGAAGAGGTATTATAGGAACCGCTTTTCATGAGACCAGGAAGGCCCTGGGACAGCATAGTTCCATCGGACAGCTGGAAAACGCTGTTCATGAAGCAGTAATACCTTCCAAGGGCGACACGTTTAAGCTTTCCTCTGAAAGATCCTAGGTTAATTCTGATCGCTAAATCGGCCCATAATTCCCAGGACTGGACAGACCAGTCAAAACCCGAAATATCAGCCTCAGCGGCTGGATGTTGGGCATGGTTGTAGGAGACTTCATCCCACAAGGCTTGCCTCTGAGAATCCAGAGACAAACCCATGCCAGGTTTAGAGGGAATCTTCTTCCAATTAGCAATCTCGACCTTATTCTGTGGCCCGAATATGAGTCTCTCGATGACTTGATCAACCAAGCTAACGCTACTTATCAGTCTGAAACGCTTTTCAGTCAGCTTAGCTCTTGTGTGAGGCTCGTTCTTCACGAACACTCGCACTGGGTCAACCAAGCCACGCCTAACCAGGTCTTCAGGTGTAGGTTGAGACAGGAAGTCATAATTCGCCAGCAGCTCTAACCGTTCTACCACTGCTGAGAGAACGAGCTGTGGATTCTCTCTCAGCACTGTAGCATTGTCTTTCCCTAGCTTGGAGAGGGGGACCCCGGGGGAGGCGTCGGAATTGATTTCCGTTTTGAATATCTTTTCGATTTCTTCCCCGATTTCCTGGAGGTCCCATTCTTCTGTTGTGAAGCAGTAGCGAGGGCGCGTTTTAGGATACCTTCCGATGGTTGCCCTGATGGCTCTTTTGAGATTTGGGGGGCTTGGGACAGGGTTAAATCTTTTAGCTTGGAGGTAGAGGGAGGCTCTTTCCGCGTCAGATCCTCTATCGGGCCAACCGAAGTTTGATAACTCCGGAATTCGCTCGATAAATTTTGAGATGTCTCGGTGATCTTTGCCACCAAATTCTCCAAACGCGCAAAGCGTCTTTCCACATTCGTAAAGAGGCATTCCAACACCGTTTCTAAGTTCTCGAGGTCTCCAAGAGTAGCCTGCGAGCTGTTGGAGGGCGGAGAGAGCTTTGGCTCCTCCGCCCGCCGGCAGTTTAAATTACTCGGATCAGTCTCCAACTTCATAACGGTGTCGTAAAAGGTATCGTCATCGTCTTCAGCATAGCTTGACCAAGGACGCCTTTTAAATTTTGCCTCTAACTCCTCCTGCATCTGAATGATCGACTTAGTGGAATAGCCTGTACGACCTAACGTCATCACAGACCCATCCAAGAAGTCTATTTGTTCAAGATCATCCAGAGCATCAAGATTGTCCATATCCAGGAGCCCGAATTTCACACCCTCATAATAGGTCTCGCTTTTGAGATTTAATAGCAGAGCCACATTAACGGCTCTGTTATTCTTATCAGTCTCGTTAGCACCAAGGTGACACCCCACTATAGTGTTTCCATTATATAAGGGCGCACCAGACCATTTAGGAGCTGTGCTTGCAGTGTGGTGGATGATGTACGGCTTGTCAGCGGGAACGGCCATACCCCGAGAGCGCTGAAGCTCCGTGGATTTATCTCCGCCAACAACGGAGATAGATACCTGCGAGGGAACGGGCCGCATGCTGGCAGCCTTAACTTCAAGTGTCGACCACACCTTAGCCGGCACCTCAACCAAGACATAGTCTAGACTGAGATGCTTGGACCCCATTGCCTTCCATTTCTTATCAGCCCTGATACGCATACCCCTCTTGGTAATGTAGATTTCCTCGCACATACCAAACCAAACGTGGGCTGCTGTTAACAGGTACGTGGTTCCGTTGTGGGAGACTCTAGCTCCGGAGCCTATCATCTTATCAACAGATGTTATAAAAACCTGAGAATTGTGTTCCGTTCCTGTTTCCAAGGGCTCGGACCAACTCTCTGGGATGAAAGACTCCTTAGTTAAACCAGTAGAGGGGTTGACGAAATTAGACATCCTAAAACTGGGCCATAGCATGGGGTTTATGGCAACCTCACGCATCCTCCCGTCCAAAACCACATGGCCTACGAGACCATATTTAACATTGTATGTCAGGGGGGGGACCAATTCCGGAATGGTTTCAATCGTTTCTTGTTCCGGGATCGGATAGGACTGAACCCAGGCGGTGTAGACGAAGTGCCCTATCAGATAGGGCAATATGGTGAGAAACATAACTCTCACCACTGTCTCCACCACTGGATCCCTCTCTTCCAGGAAGTACCAGGTCGGGCTTATCGGATAATATGCGCTGACTATAAACAGGACTGGCAAGCTGAGAATCCCCATAGTACTCATTCTTGCTTTCAGATATCGTAAAGCAGAATAGCGACAGCCTTGGTATCTCAAATAGGGATTTCCTCTTACAGAACTGTTTACTCAATCGCGGGCTAGTTCCTCTAATTGTGCGATGATCTGGGCTAGAGTACCTGTATAGATACTTGTCTCAGTAGGCCCTTCTTCACTCCTTACAGTAATAGTGAGTGTGGATCGCTGTTCTAGATCAGGACGAGAGCTGGAAGCTTCTTCCTCTCGCTCCCTAGCAGCGTACAATTCTTCTGCTGTGGGTGGTGAT